CACTTGGCTCGTATCGGCACGGGTGAACTACAAATCCGTGAACTACGACTTCGCCGTCAGCCCAAGCCTATCGGGAACCACGGACTTCAATATCCAGCGTTTCGCTTGTGGCCCTGCAAATCTTTCGGGAACCATCACGGCATTGAGCGGAGCGGTGGAGGGCGATTCCTACACGGTGCAGTTCTTGGGGAATGCTGGCCTTGGGTCGGTGCAGACCACTTTCACCTTCGGCCCCTGCCAGCGGTTTGATTCCATCCCCGTCCATTTCGTCAACAAGTACGGTGGGATTGATTCGTACACCTTCACGATGAAGAACAGGAAGCGGGCCAACATCCAGCGGGAGGTCTTCGGGTACAATTCCGATGTGTACGCCACGACCACCTACAACAAGGTTTGGGCGGGGTCGTTTGACTTTGTGTACGCTTTGAATAGCGATTGGCTGACGGATGCAGAATCCGAGTGGCTGATTGAAATGGTGCGGAGCGGGTATGTGTGGCTTGAACTTGGTGGCCAACTTGTGGAAGCGGTGGTCAATGCGAACCAGTATCAATTTGTAACCAGACGGAACGACCGCCTCACGCAGTTGCAGATTGAGGTAGCCGTAGCCTACGATAATAACATCCTATGAGCGTAACCCTCATAGCCTACCCGACGGCAACCTTCATCGACGACCTAACGGCGTGGAACAACTTCAACACCCGTGCGACTGCCGATGGAGCCGATGCGGTTGAAGCGGCCTGCTTTGACTGCCTCTACCTGCGCTTTGCGGGGCTGAATGCCATGCCTGAACTCGCCTATGTGCTGGACACGATGGGCGGCACGGATATCGCCGTCACCTATTCCATCGGCGACATTGAAGATGTCACGAAGCAACGGGGGTCATTCTCAAAGACGATAACCCTGCCGAACACCCCGACGAATCGGGCCTGCTTTGCGTATGCCTACAACATCCAATCCTTCGTGGGTGGATTCCAACCCAACAAGCGGATTCGTGCCGCCATGTGGGAAGACGGGGTCCAAGTGTTCAGCGGAGTGCTGCAACTGCTCTCCATGAGCAAAACCAAGGGAACCGTCACCTACGAGGTGGGGTTGTTCACCGATAATGTGTCCCTGTTCAAAGCCATTGAAGGCAATATGCTCGTCAACACGGCGGGCGTTACAGGCATGAACCACACGCCCAATAGCGGCCATGTAAGCGGAACCTGGACGGCATCGGGTGCGTTGAGTAGCGGGTATGTTTACGGGGTGGTGGATGCGGCAGGGTTCACGGACATCTTGAACCAAGGGGGCGGTTGGTTCCAAGCCCCATGGTGGAGGCTCGGTCCCAGCATTTATGTCAAGAAGATGGTGGACCTCATCTTTGCCGAGGCGGGGTTTCGCTATTCCAGCACATTCTTCAATTCATCCTTCTTCAACAAGTTGGTGATGCCCTATGCGGCGGGAACCATGCCGATAAACCTATCGGGGTCCAATATTTTTGCAAGAGGTAGTGGGGCGAATTATTCTGCCGTAACGGGGTTCCTGCTTTTTCAAGACGATTCAACGCCTCCGCTTTATGATAGGCCAAACTATTGGGTCGCATCGTCAAGCACATTCGTGTCGCCAAATTTGACCACTCGGTGGAATATTAGGGTAAAATTGAAATTTACTTGGTCCGCACCTGGGACAAGGCTTCCTTTCGGTATATCGTTAAGAGATACAACAAACAACCAAAATATAGCCCTCATACCAGCATTAAACAATGATGGCTCATGGAACTCAATCTTTACCAAGGATGCGTTTCAAGATGTGGTTTTTTCAAATATTTCAATTCGTGCGGGCATAAATGTTAGGCTCATAGTTGATTCGCAAGTGGCGAGTTTTGACCAGCAACCAAATTGCAGCATACAATTTGAGTGCCTTGAAAATTGGACCAATGTTGGCACGCTGGATATGCGGACGGCCCTGCCTGCCGATGTCAAGCAGTCGGACCTCCTGCAAGATTTGCAGAAGATGTTCAACCTGCAGTTCATGCCCGACCCCCAAGACCCGAAACTGCTCTACATCGAGCCGTGGAAGGACTTCTATTCTAGCGGGTCGGTGGTGGACTGGTCGCAGAAATCGGACGAGAACGCAGAGCAGAACCTCACCAACGGCGACCCCAACGCCTACACCAACATCGTGTTCAAGTACAAGGACATGGGGGACTATTTAAGCAAAACCTACAAGCAGTCCTACCCGCTTGCAAGGGAAGGCTACGGCGGGCGAATCTTCAACACGGGTAACTTTTACGGCAAGGGAGATAAGGTGGTTGAAACCTTGTGCGGCACTCTTATCCCCGCATCCTTCAGCACCGACAAAATCGTGGGCCGTACTTGGGACATCGACGGAAGCCTCGCAAGCGGGACCATCAAGCCCCTGCAAACGGGCTACCGATTGGCGCAATACAACCTCATCGAAGGACAGACCGAGTGGGCCTACCAATACGGGGTCAGCGGGAATGTTGCCTTGTCGGTCGGCATACTCAAGATGCCCTTCGTATCCCACATTGACAACCCGTACGCCCCGAATGTGGACCTCGCCTTCGGTCAGCCAAGGTTGGTGTACTACAACGCCGTGAACGCAAGTGGCAACCCGTACGCCTACACCAACAACAACCTCTACAACACCTACTGGCTGAACTACATCAACGAAACGGTGTCCCAAGAGGCCTTGCAGTTAGAACTCACGATGCTGCTCTCATCCGTGGACATCTACCAACTGGACTTCCGCAAGCCCGTGTACTACGGCGGCATCCGTTGGCGGTTGCTGGAGATTCGTGACTACCTGGTCGGGCAGATGAAGCCCTGCCGAGTAACCTTGCGCCGCATCCTGAACCTGACCGACTTTGCGGCAACCACGACCACACCGATTGCAAGCGACCCCGAATTCCTGTTCAACGGCCCGATAGACCCCGACCCTGTGGACCCAGGCTATGAACCCCCCGTAAACCCCGAACTACCCTCCGAAGGATAACCATGGCAGATGTAACCAAAGAAATAGTCCTCGAAGTAGGGCTTAAAGATTCCACCGCCGCTGGCACGACCAGCGCAAAGACCCGCCTGCGTGAATTGCAGAAGACCCTTGCGGACATGGCCCTTGCAGGCCAAGACGGGACGAAGGCATTCCGTGAGATGGAGAAAGAAGCGGGACGGCTCAAGGACCAAATCGGGGACACCCAGCAGAGGATTAAGAACCTCGCCTCGGACACCCGAACCATTGACACCTTCGTCGGGGCTATTCAAGGCATCACGGCGGGATTCCAAATCGCCCAAGGAGCAGCGGCACTATTCGGAGCGGAGGAAGAAGAACTGCAAAAGTCCTTGGTCAAGGTCCAAGCGGCCATGGCCCTTGCCAACGGGGTGCAACAGGTAGCCAACCTGCTGAACAAGGATTCCATCCTGATAACCCAAGGTCAAGCGGCGGCGCAGGCATTGTACGCCGTGGCGGTTGGGACCAGCACGGGAGCGATGAAGGCATTTCGCATCGCACTCCTTGCAACGGGTATCGGTGCAGCAGTTGCCGCCGTTGGTCTGCTTGTGGCGAAGTGGGACGAACTGACCGCAGCGGTTCGTCGGTTCTTGAACCTACCCGACCCGAAGCAAAGGGCGGCGGAGCAAGCCATGGCCCTACAACGGGAGGAAGCCCAACTGGAGCAGTACCGCCAAGCATACGATAGGCATACCGATAGCCTCATCGCTGCTGACGATAAACGCAAGGCTCGACAGGAGCAACGCCGCAAGGACGAAGAAGCGGCCACCAGGCAACGCTTGCTGAACCTGCAAGCAGAAAACAACGCCATCATCAAGTTCGTGGAGGACTTGAACCTGACCCTCTACGAGATGGAACTGGACCGCATTATGAAGCAGGACCAACTCCAAGAGGACCAAATGCTCCGCAGGCGTGACGCTTATCTTCGGGATATCCGTTTGCGGAACGATGCCGATGCCAAGTCAGCAGCGGGGCAAGCACAACGGGAAGCGGACCTCGCCGCCCTTCGTGAGCAGTATGTCGGGCAGTCCTTCGCCGTCATCGGTGACATTATCCAAGCGAGTGCAGGCAAGAGCGAGGAAGCCCAACGGCGGGCCTTCAATGTGTCCAAAGCCGCAAGCATCGCCCAAGCCATCGTCAGCACTTACCTTGCCGTCAACTCGGCCTTGGCTATCAAGCCCACGGAAACCGTCTTCCCAGGTCAGCGATTCGTGGAGGCAGGTCTTGCCCTTGCCGCAGGTCTTGCGAATGTGGCCAAGATTAAAGCGACCCAATTCCAAGGCGGTGGAGGTGGCGCACCAGGTGGAAGCGTAATGGGTGGAGCATCGGGTGCAAGCATGACCCCGCCGCCCATCTTCGCCAACCCCCAAACGACCAACCTCGGAACGGGCGACCTGTCATCGGGTCAGGGCCAGCAGAACCAACCCATGCGGGCCTATGTGGTTGAGCGGGACATTCAGCAGACCACCAGCAGGGTGCGCCGCTTGTCCGAATTTGCAACATTAGGCTAACCGCTACATATCCCACCATGGAACTTCCCGTGTACCGAATGACCGTGGACGAAGTGGACGAAGGCGTGCAATTCGTGGCCCTCGTTGATATGCCTGCGATTGAGAAACCCTTCCAAGCCTTCGCCAAGACCCCGCAGAGATTCGCTGAAACGGGAGAACGCAGGGTGCTGACGGGACCGCTCATGCTGGCCGATACTCCGATCTACCGCAAGGATGACACTTACGGGGAGTACTATGTCGTATTCGACAAGGCGACCATCCGCAAAATCGTGCAGAAGTACTTCAAGCAGGGAAACCAGCACAATGTGAACGCTTACCACAATGCTGAACTGGATGGGGTCTTCATGTTTGAATCCTACATCACCGACACCGAGCGGGGCATCCTTGCGCCCAAAGGCTACGAGGACACCCCCGACGGGTCTTGGTTCGGGTCCTTCAAAGTCGAGAACGACGAGGTGTGGGAGAACCGCCATGCCTTCAAAGGTTTCTCCGTGGAGGGGTTGTTCGGCATGAAAAATACAGGCACCGAACTTGAGGTCGCACTTGCTGGCCTCGCAGACGATTTGACCAACTTTTTGCAACATATCAACCCAACCTACAAATCCCTTTAATCTATGAACCTAAAAGCAGCCATTGACACTTTGCGGACTGAACTCCGCAAGTTCACAACCCAAAAGCAATCCTTTGCCGACTACAAGTTGGTAGATGGAACCGTTGTCCGAGTGGACGGCGACCTCGTTGCAGGTACAGCCGTTTATGTCATCACCGAAGACGAAACCCTGCCCGCTCCTGACGGAGAGCATCAAGTCGAGGGCGTTGGTACAATCAAGACCGAAGGTGGCAAAATCACCGAAGTCGTTGTAGCCGAAGCCCCAGAACCCGCCGAGGAAGTCGCCGTTGCTGCTGAGATAACCCCCGAAGTTGCAGGTGAAGTGGTGAGTGAAATCGCCGAAGGCTATCCGATGGTGGACCCATTGATGGTTGAGGAAATCGTCAAGAAGCACCTCGTCAGCATCATGGAAGAACTGAAGGCCGCCTACGCTGAAATGGGTAAAATGAAGGAGAAAATGTCCGCATTTGCCTCGCAGATGGAAACCATGACCGACATCGTGGAGAAGGTCGCCGAACTCCCATCGGAAGCCCCCAAGCCAACCGCCTCCGCTATTGTGGAGCAACGGAAGACCGCCGCAACGCAGAACTTCAACGCCCTCGCCCAAGCAATCCAAACTCTCAAAAAATCCAATTAATCTTTAACCCCCCAAACAAAAAGCCATGGCATTTTCATTAGCATCGCTAACCGCTTACACCGACCAGGAGCGGTTGCCCCTCATCACCAAGGCGGTATTCTCCGCCCGCACCGCATCTTTGTTCACCAAGCAGGTGGGCATCAAGTCGGCTGCTACCCTCAACCTCATGGACACCGATGCTGCCTTCCAATCAGGAACGGCTTGCGGATGGAATGTCGCAGGTGCCGCTTCGGGTACAACCACATTCACGCAGCGTACCATCACCGTCGCTCCCTTGAAAATTCAAGAGGCTCTTTGCCCTCGCTCCTTGGAACAATACTGGATGCAAACCCAGTTGACGCAAGGCTCTACCTACGACGGAGTTCCTTTTGAGCAGGCTTACGCAGAGCAGAAAGCCCTCCGCATTGCCGAGGCTTTGGAGAACGCAATCTGGTCAGGTTCTACCCTGGTGACTGGTTTGCTGACAATCTTGAACGCTGCATCGGGTTCTACCGTATCGGGCAACACCGCTGCCGTGTCTGCCTCCACTGGTATCACCACGGGCAACGCCATCAGCATTTTTGACAACATCTACAACCGCATCCCGCAGGCCATCTTGACCCGCAATGACCTTGTCATCTTCTGCGGCTGGGACACTTTCCGCACCTTGATTGGAGCGTTCAAGTCAACCGCCAATGTGCTATACAACCAAGTTGACCTGCAAGGGTTGGCCGATGGTGACATCATCTACCCTGGTACTAATGTCCGTGTAGTTGCAGTCCCAGGTTTGCTTGGTTACAACCGCATGGTTTGCAGTTACTTAGGTAATTTTTTCTATGGGACCGATTTGCTTTCCGACGAAGAGCGTTTTGAACTGTTTTGGTCACGCGATAACGACGAAGTACGCTTTCAGTGTGCCCTAAAAATTGGAGTGAACATAGCGTATCCAGACCTCGTTGTTGACTGGAGATTGGCCTAAGTGTAAGGGGGGC